TATATTAGTTGAAGCGGATGCCGGTTGGGTGTCTCCTAAAGACAAACATAATGAAAAAGTTTTACAAGAAGCTAAAGACATGGATTATAGAAACCCATTTGAATTTTATGCTGTTTTACAAAAATACGATACACCAAATAGAAATGGTCGTTCATACCCTGAAAAGATATTAAGAAGAGAAGCGGACAATTATCAAAAAACAATTAACAAAGGTTTATCAACATCCGAATTAAACCACCCTGAGTCATCTTTAATCGATTTAGACCGAGTATCCCATATTATCACTGAAATATGGTGGGACCGAAATATTTTAATGGGAAAACTAAAATTATTAACTTCTCCGGGTTTTCACGAATCAGGAGTTGTATCCACAAAAGGGGATATAGCAGCGAACTTAATGAGACAAGGAGTAACCTTAGGTATATCATCAAGAGGGGTTGGGTCGTTAAAAAAAGTTGGAGAAAGAAATGAAGTTCAGGAAGATTTTGAATTAATCTGTTTTGACTTAGTATCGTCACCGTCCACACCGGGAGCTTATTTATTTTCAAATGCGGATGATAGAGAAAAATATGAGGAAAATTTAGACGAAGAAAAAAAACATAAACAAAAAGACGATTATGTAGAGAAGTCAGTTGACTTAATGAAAAAATTAAACGACTTTTTAGGAAAATAAAAAACACATGGAAGAAAAGTATTTCGTAGCAAAAATTCAGTACGACTTACCTGATGAGAATACAGGTAAAATTAGAAAAATCAGAGAAGAAAAACTTGTAGAAGGGTATTCAGTAACAGATGTTGAGGCCAAGGTTACAAAAAAATATGAGGGGTTCACACACGAGTGGAGAATAACCGCAGTCTCTGAAAGTAAAATTGATGAGGTTATTCAATAACTGATTTAATCATCAATAAACAAAAAGTAGTCGTATTCGACTACTTTTTTTTGCACTAAATTAAAGTTTATTTTGTCTATTAGTTAGATAAAATAAACTTTTTTTGTTTTTGGTAATATTTATAATGAAAATAACAATAATTTTTCATGCAAGAAAATAATAAATTAGTACAGGAGGCACTTATTCAAATGAGACAAGTTGAAGAAGCTATAGCCGAAAACGCAAAAGGAATACTTGCTTCAACTATGAAGGAAGAAATCAATCAGCTAGTAAAAGAATCTCTTTCTGAACAAGAAGAAGACGGGATTGAATTAGATATGGATGTGGAAGACGATATGGATTCTGATGAAGAAGACATCGACTTAGATATGGACATTGATAATGAAGACGAAGATGAAGATGATATGGACATGGATTTTGACATGGACATGGATTCTGATGAAAGTCCAATTGACTTAACAGGAGCTTCTGACGAAGAAATTCTTAAAGTGTTTAAAGCTATGGGTGAAAAAGATGGTATTATAGTTCAAAAAGACGGTAATGACATTCATTTAACTGATAACGATAATGACTCTGAGTATCTTGTTAAACTTGGGGAATCTGAAGAAGAAGAGGAAATGTTAGACGAAGAGGACGACATGGAATTTGATGAATTAGGTGAAATGGATGACCAAACTACAGATGACGTACTTGATGCGATTTTTGCGGGTGGTAGTACGAATGACATCGATTTAGACCAAGATGATGAAGAAATTATGTTTGAAATCGAATTTGAAGATGACATGATGGACGACGAAGAAGAGGATTTAGAAGAGTCTTACAATTCAAGAAGAGCTGTGAGAGAAGCGAAATCAACAATCAAACCTAAAGGTGTTGGAATTGGAAATGGACCAGGTAAAACTGAAATTAAAAAAGTGGCTGGAGGATTCAATGAAAAAAGAAAACAAGGGCCTAAATCAGTAGGGACAGGTAAACCTAAATTCGAATACAAAGCAGGGGCAAATATGGGGGGAAAATCCAAAGTTGTTAAGGTAGAAACAAAAGAAGGTGATTACGGAATGAATAAGGGTGATAAATCTAAAACCTTTAAAGGTGATAAAGATTACACTACTAAACAAGGTGACACTTTAAAAAGAAAAGCTTTTGAAAAAGAGGAAACTAAAGAAGCTGCCCACACTTATGGAATGGGTTCCAAAGAAGGTAGAGGATTAAGAAAAGGTATTACACCAAATCGTAATAAAGTTTATAAAGAATCTACTGAAGAAGTTTCGTTGTTAAGAGAGAAAAATGAAGAGTATAGAAAAGCGTTAAATGTTTTCAGAGAAAAACTTAATGAAGTTGCAATATTTAATTCAAACTTAGCTTACGCAACAAGATTGTTCACTGAACATTCGACTACTAAAAAAGAGAAAATTAATATCTTAAGAAGATTTGACGATGTTGAAACTTTAAAAGAATCTAAAAATCTTTATCAGTCAATCAAAGGTGAATTATCTAAACCGGAAATTAAAAAATCACTTAGTGAATCAGTAGAAAACAGAATTCAAAAAACAGTATCTACAGGTTCATCGACTACTTTAATTGAATCAAAAACTTACGAAAATCCGCAATTCATGAGAATGAAAGATTTAATGAGTAAATTAGGGTAATCAAAAATAAATAAAAATTAAAAACAAAATATTTTAAAATGGGAGCATTATTAGAATCAGGATTAGTTGGTAACATCGGGTTAAAACACCTTAAAGTTATCAAAGAAGACACAATCAATAAATGGGACAAATTAGGATTCTTAGAGGGTCTTAAAGGTCACATGAGAGAAAACGTTGCACAATTATATGAAAACCAAGCATCGTATTTAATTAACGAAGCATCATCTACATCTGATACAGGTGCATTTGAAACAGTGGTTTTCCCAATTGTTAGAAGAGTATTCTCTAAATTATTATCTAACGATATCGTTTCTGTACAAGCTATGAACTTACCAATTGGTAAATTATTCTACTTCGTACCAAACATTCAAGCGTATACTGAAGATTCAACATCTACTAATGGTATTCACCGTAAACCTTACGGAGCACCTGGGTATGACAACGCTACTGATGGACCTGATGGACCAGGAAGTGGTTACAACTACAATGACACTAAAGACCTTTACGATAGATTCTATGAAGGTAATGAACCAGCTTTAGACCCACCAGGTTTATATGACTATTCAAAAGGGCAATTCTCATCAGTTACTGCTAATGTACAAACTGTTGCTTGGGCTGGAGATTCATTAATTCCTTCTGCTTATACAACAAGTGACTACAGAAAAGTATTAATCAAATTATCAGGTTTCGCAAATAATGGAGCAGGTAAATTAATCGGTCCTGATGGTCAACCAATGGACAATGAATCTTTCTTAGCTGATTTAACAATTAAAGGAGCTAATGGAAATTTTACAACATCGGCTAATACACAAAATCCTTACTTATTTAGAGTTGTAACTCAAAGATACGGTAAAGGAATTGTTGAGTACGGAAACAATAACTCTAATTTATTATTCCCTGAAAGTAAAACAGGTGGTGGTCAATATGACAACTTATGTGATGCTGAAGGAGTTATCTATTTAGAAGTTGATTTACAAGTACCAGTATGTATTACTTGTGGTGGTTCAATGGACGGTTACACAGGTTCTACATTCTCATCAACAACTGTTTTAAATCAAGCGTTTACAGGTTCTTATAGAATCTACAGAAACTTAGAGTTTGAAGATAGAATTGGTGAGGTTTCTTTTGACTTAATGTCAGTAACTGTTTCTGTAACAGAAAGAAAATTAAGAGCACAATGGTCTCCTGAAATGGCTCAAGACGTTGCTGCATTCCACAACATCGATGCTGAAGCTGAATTAACAGCTTTATTATCTGAGCAAGTTGCGGCTGAAATCGACCGTGAAATCTTAAGAGATTTACGTAAAGGTGCGGCATGGAACTTACGTTGGGATTACAATGGTTGGAAACGTTTAGGGTCTTCTGCAGTTCCTTACACTCAAAAAGACTGGAACCAAACGCTTATCACAGCGATTAACCAAATCTCTGCTCAAATCCACAAATCTACATTAAGAGGTGGAGCGAACTGGATTGTAGTTTCTTCTGAAATCTCAGCTATCTTTGACGATTTAGAATACTTCCACGTATCAAACGCTTCTCCTGAGCAAGACCAATACAACATGGGTATTGAAAGAGTTGGTACTCTTGCAGGACGTTACCAAGTTTACCGTGACCCTTACTTCCCACCAAACCAAGTGTTAATGGGACACAAAGGAACATCATTGTTAGACACAGGTTATATCTACGCACCATACGTACCATTACAATTAACTCCAACAATGTATAACCCATTCAACTTTACACCTATCAAAGGTATTATGACACGTTACGCTAAGAAAATGGTTAATAACCGTTTCTACGGACGTATCACAGTTGATGGTGTTAGAACATTCGACTTAAGAGAATTGAGATAATCAATATCTTATGATATACCAAAAAGAGGACAAATATTTGTCCTCTTTTTTTTTTTGAAGTATTTATAATAAAATAATAGAAATGATTAAACAAACTTGGAATATAAGTGAGGATGAAAAAAATAGGATTTTAAATCTTCATGAGAGTGCAACTAAAAGAATGTACTTGTCAGAACAAAATGAAGTTGAGCCTACACCCTACTATGAAATAGATGGAACCGGATTAAAATTTAAAGTTCGTGAAGGTAAACTATACTATGCAATCTTAGACGAAGAAAATGGTATGGTAATACCTAAAATTTATATGAACGGTAATGTTGCGGATTTTAAAGTTAATCCTAAAACATTTGAATTACTTCCTAATAAAGGGTTTGAGAATAGTATTGCAATTACAGACGATTTTTGGCCTGATATAGAGGCGGCACCTAACGCTAAACCTCAAAATTATAATAATGTTGATTTTAAGTTTATAGCTCTTCTTCCAAATCTTAGACCAATTGGAACACCGAGAGACAAAAAAATGATTGGTAGACCAATAGTTTATACTGCAAGTATATTAGAAGAAGACATAGAAATATTAGAGAGTTTTGGTTTAACAAAATCCGAGGATGGTTCAATATCTCCACTTACA